CAATTCCGGTATCGCCGGGCACGCAACTGGCGGAGGCTGCCAGCTTTCCTGCTTCACTGCGCAGCCGGTCGCCAGCAGCGTCGGCACTAGCAGCATCAGCAATCGCAACGGCCTGTTCTTGTCTCGCATCATTTGCCACCTGGTTGGCCGCGCTCTGGCGGCGTTGCTCTTCGGTTCGATATTCGGTCGTGGTGGTGGCCACGGCCTGCGACTGGGTTTTCAATTCCCTGTCCCACTTCTGCTGCCACTCCGCTTCGACCTTGTTGGACCCGTGGTTGAATCCCCACACCCAGCAGCTGATCAGCGCGGCGATTATTGCCAGTACCTTCCGGCCGTACGCAAAGGGGCCGGTCATGCCAGCACCTTCAGCGCCCGGTCGTACAGGGCCTGCCGATCAGCCAAGCCGTTGGTGCCGCCGTTGATTCTGCGGGTAATTTGAAGAACGTCGCCCTTGTCGGCCAACGTGTTCAGGCCTCGGCTGCTCCAGTACCATGCGGCCGACATCGCGGCGTGCTCCGGTTGCTCGAGTAATTCCGGATGACTGATCAAGTCCAGGCCCAGCGCCTCACCACATTCGGCATAGTTGGCCCGGCCGGTTACCTGGATCAGGCCGCGCCCGCGGTAGAACTGCCCGTCGCCGTCTGCCTCAGGCGTGTTACCCAGGCGCTCGGCCAGCTTGCCTGTGTCGTACTTGGAGAGGTACTTGTCCCCACCCAACTCGCGAACGTAGCGAAGCTGCCCGGACTCGTGGCCGATCTGCGCAAGGAACGCGGCGATGCGCAATTTCGTGACAATGCCGTACTTGCCCATTGCAACGTTTAGGGCAGGAACAAAAACGCCAGCTCGAGAGCTGGCGTTGGGGAGGATCTGCAGCAACTGCTGCGTGGTAATCGACATGCGTGGCTCTCCTGATGTGTGTGGTGACCTGACCGGTCAGAGCTGTACGACCTTGACCGGTTTTTTCTCTTTCTTTTTCTTGCCCTTCGCCTTGGCCTTGCCCGACTTCCCGCCGTTGCACTCGACCGTCGTGGTCCAACCCGACTGGGTGAAGACCTGTTCAACGGAGTCGACCAGGTACTCGCCATCAAGACCGACCTTGAAGCCCACCGCATTGATCATCCTCTCCGCGAACAAATCGGTACGGCCTGCCATTTCGAGACGAACACCCGCCGTGCTGCGGTTAAACGCAGCGAGGCGTGCTTTGGCAGCTTGCTCAGCGGCGGACTTGTTGGGATGGATGTGACGGTCGGTGTGAACAGCCGGAAGGCCGGCGGGGGACTGGTCATTGCTCAGCTCGACGACCTGCAGCTTTCCGGTCTTCTTGTCCTGATGCTTGGCCTGAACGGCTTTCTGTGTGGTTTTGTCACTGAGACGAAACTGCCAGCGCGCCACCTCATCACGGCGGATCGCTACGACGCCCAATGCCTTGCCGCTCGCACTGACACCCTCTTGACGCGGGAGCACCAGCAACTGGCCATCCGCGACCTTTGCGGTGCAGTCATACTTCTTGGCCACCCGGGTGATGAAGTTGAAATCGGACTCGTCGAGCTGATCGATACGCGGGACTTTGATCGTCACGGTACACACCGGTTTCCAGCCATTGCGCGCAGCGATGTCGCTGACGATCTGCTGCAGGGTCACGTTCTCCCAACTACCGGATCGTGTTGTCCGACCGCTGCCGCGCATGTCACTGGCTTTGCCGCGTATCACCAGGGTGTCGGGCGGACCAGACGCCTCGACATCGTCCACGGTGTAGAGGCCAAGTCGAGTGAGGCGATGCCCCACGTAACCGAGATAAATTTCAATGTCTGCGCCTCGAGCAGGCAGAGAGACCGCCCGATCCCTGTCGTCAATGCGCAGCTCAAACTCGTCTGACTCCATACCTGGCTTGTCGCTTGTGCGAAGCAGCAACAGTCGGTCGTTGATGAGCGGTGTAATGTCGCTTCCACCTGCAAGAATTCGGAAAGTAGGCTGCATGGATAAAGCACCTGGGTATAAAAAAACCCGCACAAGGCGGGCTTTGATAATTTAATTTGATGTATCGGGAGTCTGCGTCACGCTAAAAATTCAGAGAGACATTCGGGTCAACTGCCTCACCACGGAACCAGCCAAGAATGACTGTTTTTTTTGTAGCACCCACCTGAGCACGACGGCGTACTTCTTCGGTAGTCAGACTGTAGGCGATGGCAAGGTCACTTGAACGTCCACCCTGCCCTCGATCTGTGGCTATCTGAAGGTCAAGATCATGAACCTCAAGCACCTTGATAAAATGTACGCCCACCAAAGTCGGCTCACCTGCACCACCGCTGTAAATGTCCTCTAATACGGCTTTTTCCTCGTCAAATATTTTTCGGACAAGCTGAGAGTCCATGCCCGCGCCGATCAGATTATTGATGACCGTCTCAGACCAAGAGGCGTAATCCATGCGATTGATTCCTTTCATGACTGTTTGAATTCTGCGTGGTAATACATACCATGTTTCTCAGCCCCAGAGCTGAATCACTTCATCGGTCTGGGTAAGCAGATCCGGCAGCAGGATCTGCACCCCAGCCCGGAAAGGTTGGGGTTCATCTGCCAACCCTTGATTGGCATCCAGCACAGCCTCAACGCTGCCGCTCAGGTGCCCGTAATACTGCTGACACAGCGTGTCCAGCAGATCCCCATCAGACGTTCTGCAGGTCGTCGCCATAACTCACAAACTCCAGTGAAAAGTCCTGCTTGCGAGGGATGCCCCCGGCCAGCAGGTTGCTCTGTTCTTCATCCACGCTCAGCAGGCACCAGTTACCCAGCACCTCGCCATAGCCTGTTGTCAGGCTCAGCGGCTGTAAGTTGCGCCCCATGCTGCGCAGGGTGTCCAGTTGCTTCAGGCCACCCTTGAAGCCAGGAAAGATGGCGCCCTTCAAACTGAGCTTGTCGTCGCCAAGGCCCACCGCCTGCTGAGCAATGCTGCGTGTCAGACGTTCCTGACCTGCCCAGCGGAACGCGGTTTGCCGTCGCAGCTCGTCGAACGCCGCCGTGTCCAGATTGAAGTAGTACGGCTGGGCCTCGGGCTTGAGCGGCTGGACGATCAACAAATGCGGGAACGGCTTGACCGCTTCCGGCGCAGGCGTGGTCTGTGTTTGAAAGCTGCCCGTCGGCACGATGTTGCTGAGCGCGGGACTGACGCTTCCGGCTGCACGGTTGATTGCCGCACCAGCCTTCGACGCCTGATCCTTCAATGTCCCCATGCGCTCTTGGACTTGCGACATCGCGGTGGTCGCCTGCCCGTATGTAGAGACCACGCGACCAACTGTTGACTGGGCGACATTGATGCCGCGCATGGTGCGCTGTAGCTTCGCGCCGATGGCAGGACCTATGAACGGGATGTTCTCAAGTTCCGAGGCAGCACCCGTCATATCGCTGATTGCCCCATTCAAGGGGCCAAGCATTCCATCCAGGCTACGGCGTCCCACCTCGCCAGCGGACACCAGGTACTTCAAAGACGACTGCAGCTGTTCTGCATAAGCCATGACCTTTCCTCACCCCACGTGCGGGGCATCAAACAGTTGACGGGCCGCAGCCTGGCGGCTGAATTCTTCAAACTGACGCTGGAGAAACGGAGCGATTTCACGCGCCAACTGGGCCGGGTCCTTCACGTCGCCCTGTACGCTGACGGGCATGTTTGGCGAGAAGGTGAATTGCTGGTCAACCTTCGTGGCCTCGGGCTTGGCCTTCTCGGACGCGTTGACGATAGCGGGCAATGCCAGCGGTGCAGGCGTCGCTGCCGCCATGGCCTTGACGACATCACCAGGGACCGCAGCGGGCTTCGCGTCCCCCGCCTTGTCGGCGACAGCCTCGGCCTTCTCATCCGAACCAAACAACGCTTTGCCCAGAAAGCCACCGATGTCCTCACCGCCCATACCGCCCAGAAACGCACCGACCGCGCCGCCAATGGCGGTGCCGATCACAGGCACGATGGAGCCAATTGCAGCCCCGGCCGCGCCACCAGCCAACGCACCGGCCAGTCCACCGGCAGCGCCGCCGTAGCCTTCCGCTTTCTCGTCCTGGGTCCCGGCATTCTGGTAAGTGTCCAGAGCCAGCATCCCGGCATCCAGAAATTTCCCACCGGGGACCAGTTTGGCCACACCACCCAGCTTTCCTGCGGCACCGGCAAGACGTGCCAGTCGGCCCGCCGCAGGAGGTGGCACGGGCGGGCTCGGCGGTATCGGTGGTCGAGGAGGACCTGCGCGTCGACTACCCGCGCCGCCGCCAGCAGCACCACGTCGACGGCTGCGCCTTGACCGACGTTGATCTCCCGGCCCACCGGCACCGCCGCCGATGGCATTGGCGTTGACGACGAACACCTTCTGCGGCTCCGAGCTGCTGCCCGCGCTACCGGCACCCCCCCCGTCGTTGCTGGCCTCACCAAAGATATCGAGCAGTTTCAGCCCGGTTTCGACAGGATCGAACCCCGTCTTGCCGCCCTCCTCTGCCCCATCCCCATCATCAGCGCTGTCCTTGCTCTCAGCGCCAGGCTTGTCTTTATCCTTACCCTTTGGTTTGTCTTTGCCCTTGAAGGCTTTGAGACCGGTCTCCAACAGTCCTTTAACGGCACCCACCTTGCCCTCGGGCTTGTCGCCCTTGTCGCCGGAGTTGGTGACATAGACTTTCTGTACCTTGTTCGGGTTGCCACCGAGCGCCCCCCGTCCGAGATTGAGCAGCCCCTTACCAATCTTGAAGGCACCCGCCGCTGACTTGAGGGCCACCAGCCCTGCGCCTACAGCGGTGATGGCCAGCACCACAGGTTGGGACGTGTCAGAAAGCTCTGTGAAGCCCTTGGCCGTTGCCGTGATGCCTTTGGCGACGGCGTCGGTAACGGGACGAATCGCGTCGCCGACGCTACGCATCGAATCATTGACCGCCTGGAACGTCTCGGCCCAGATCTGCGAGGACGCACCGCGACGCTCGGCAAGGTTCTTGTCGAGGATTCCGGAAGCGTTCTGTGAATCCTTTTTCAACTGGTCGTACAGGGCACGGTTCTGCGAGTACGCCGTCAGCGCGGCTTTGACCTGCATGTCTGCGAAGAGGTCGCCAGTGCGCAGAGCCTGCTCCAGCGAGTCCAGCATCTCCTTGGCCTTGGCCGGATCAGCCTCTTTGCTGATTTTCTCCGTGGCGTCCTTCATCTTTTTGGCTTTCGCCGGGTCGGTCTTTTCGATGTAGTGCTGGGCCAGCGCAAAGCTGGACTCCAGCGTCGACATTCCCTTCTGGATGCCGGTGTTCAGGGAACCCTGATAATCGATACCAACGTCTTTGTACGACTTAACCACGTCGGTGGAGCCGATCTTCTCCATCCAGTTCTTCAGGTTGTTGGCTGCCTCATCCGAACCGCCGGCCGTTTTCATCTGAACCTGAAGCATCGCACCGAGCTGACTTACCGAATCCATTCCAGTCACGCCCAGCTTGCCCATGCCCGCAAGCAACTGCGGGAACCAGCGCGCCATGTCGCTGGCCTCAAAGCTACCTGCCTGCCCCTGCATGGCAACTGCCTCGAGGGCTTTCTCCATGATCTTGGGATCGGTGATCTTGGCGTTCTGCTGCAGCGCCTGGATCATGTTGGCCGTGTCGGTGCCGCTGGCACCCTGTCCGACAGCGAACTTGGCCGCAACCGGCGCGTAGGACAACGCCTTGTCCAGACTCATACCTGCGCCGACCAGCTTGTTGACCAGGTCGGCCACCTCGTTGCGCGCCATACCGGTATCCGCCGAAGTCTTGATCACCGACGTGGTCAGCTCCGCTTCCTGTGGCTTGTTGGCCACACCGGCCTTGATGGCAATGTCCCGAATGATCGCCTGATAGTCGGCACTGATTTTGGTCGGTACCGCCAGCGCTCCGACTCCGGCGACGGCGGTGCCGATCCCTGATCTGAGTTTAGCTTTGCCTTCATCGATCTGATGGTGTCCCTTGACCTTGAGGTCCATGCTTCTGGCCACACGGTCCAGGGACTGGTATTCCTGCCTGAGTTTGCCGACCTGAACACCCTGTTTTCGCAGGGTATCGAGGTTGCCTTCAAGCTTGCGCAACAACCCGGAGGCCGATGCGGCACCACTGTCGTGCGCTTTCTTCCACTCGTCACGAAGGCGCATCGTTTCGCCAATCGTGTTCCTAAGCACCTTGGCCTGATTGCCACGCTGCTCCAGCTTCTTGATGCGGTTTTCAACGGTGTTGAATGCCGCACCCACAGTCGGGCTGACAGCGCCGCCAATCACCAGGCCCAGCGCCAGATTGTTCGCCATCACTCACCTCTGATGTTGGGATGGGCTCAGTCCGTGAGCCACCAGATCATGTCCGAGAAAGACATGGACATGATTTCCGCCGAAGAAAAACCCAGCTCTTTGGCGAGCCGCTTCGCCGCGAGCCTCTGCAGCGCGGGATCAAAGCTCGTCGTCGCGCACCAGGCGAAAATAACCGGCCTGCAGGCGGCTGTAGTCTTTGAGGGACAGCCCTTCAAGATCGCGGACGCCCATCTCTGCCAGGGATGCGAACAGGTTCAGCTCACGTTGTTCGTCATCGCCGTTGGCAGCAGCCTGGGCGGTGCGCACATCGCGGACGGTCGGAGCACGCATGGTGATGGTATCGACCTGAACGCTGTTGACCTCGGCAGGTTTGGTCAGCTTTACCGAAACGTTCTCGGCAGTCAGGGTCATCCACTTCGGGTTGGTATTTACTTGAGACACAGGGTTTTCCTTCTATCAGAGGCCGAGGGCCGAACGTTCTGCAGCGAGCTGGTCCACACCATCGATGACGCGTTTCATGCCCAGCACATCGATCTCGTAGATCAGGCGGCCATCCACTTCCAGCTTGTAGTAAGTGAGCGCGACCGCGTGTTTGATCTCAGACTTGTCACCGGCCTTCCAGTCCCCCATGTCGACCTCTTTGAGTCGGCCACGCTGGGTCACCACCACCGGGGTGATCTTGCCCTTGAGCCCTTTGAAAGCCCCGCGAAAAACACCGTTGAACGCGGTACCGTCAGCGAGGCCGAAAAACTTCAGCGACTCACGGCGCACGCCCGTGGTGGTGAAGTTCGACTCCTGTTTTTCCATGCCCATGTCCAGCTCGACCGGTGCATCCATGCCACCTGCACGGTGCTCTTCGGTCTTGAGCGTCATCTTGGGGAGGGTCATGCTTGGCACATCGCCTTGGAAGCTGACACCGTCGACGAACAGGTTCAGGTTGCTCAGTGTTTCGGGAATCATTGCCATCGTTGCAGCTCCTTAAGCGGCAGAGTCGAGCACTTCGGTCAGCCATTGGTTGGTGACTTCAACGCGGAAGTTGGGGTTCTCAGCAGGCGGTACGTCGGTGAAACGGATGTTCCAGTACACCTTGCCCTGCTCCAGTTGGCTGGCCGTGTTCAGCTCGGTGTCTGCAAACACTTCGAAGTTGATGATCGCGCCCTGATTTTTCAGGTCGCGCATGAACGCCTGCAGCCCTTCGGTCACGTCTTTGATATAGGTCGCAGTGATCGAGCGGTCCACGGCCCACTTGTGTCCGTAGAGAATCGCGTCCATGACAATGTCCATGGTGCGCACACGCGTGACGAACGCCCACTTGGGGTCGCTGCTAAGGGTGCGGTTGCCCCACAGGCGGTAACCGTCGTCGCGGATGATCGTCGCGATATTGGCGTTGTTGAGCAGGTTGGCCCGGCACGTTTCGTCGCCGTCCAGAAATTCGATGGGACGCGTCGTGCCGGTGATCCCCGCGAACTCTTTGTTGGACGGCGATGCCCAGAATCCGTACTCGGCATCAGTCCAGGCAAACAGACCCGCCACCCAGGCAGAACCCGGTGCGTCAATCGTCGCGGTGGCCAGGGTGTCCCAGTACTGGACGCCAGGGTCGACCATGAAGGAACGCTTGCCGCCGAAGTTCTTGGCGTAGGCCATAACCGCTTCGTCGGTAGTGTTGGGACCGTCGAAGATCGGCAGTGCTCGGAGCTTGTCGGCGAGTGCCGACATGGCGGTGCCAACCGCCAGAGTCGCGCTGTGCTTAGGCGCAATCAGCAAACGCGGCTGGGCATTGAAGCGGCTCTTGCCGTCCAGCAGTGCCTGGAGTCCGGTACGGGTACCGTCGGCTTTCACGCCACCGATGATGGCCGAGGTTTGCTGCGCCGGGTCGTCCAGCTTCGCGACGCCACACGCAACGATCACCGCCTTGGCCTTCACATAGATCGCCTGGCAGGCTTTGGTGATCGCCGAATCCACGCCGAACGCTGCGATGGCTTCGCGCTCAGTCGTGATCAGCACCAGGTCATTGACCTTGGCACTGTTGGCAGGTGCTTCGGTGAAGGTATCGACCAGACCAATGATCGAAGACGTCGGCAACGAGATGGTACGTTTACCGGTGTCGACGTTCGTCATGGTCACGCCGTGGAAGAAACTCATAAGACGATCTCCAGATACGAAAAAGCCTCGGATTAACGAGGCTGGGATGCGAATGGCGGAAAAGAAAACGCCCCGTCAGTGCGGGGCGTCAGGTCTTGGGCAGATCGGCTTTGCCGACGTCCTGTGCAGGCGCTTCGGGCTCTGGCGGCTCGTACACGAACGGGCTCGCAGGGGGCACCGGCCATTCGAACGTCGTCGGGTAGCCAGGCACCGTGTCGAGCTGGGCGAGTTGTACGCGGTACAGGCGATAGGCGTTCAGTTCGGCCTCCAGCGCAGGCTGCGCCTTGAGCTCATCCTCGGTGGCCATGTTCAAAGCCACAGCGTCCTGTAGCGTCGCGAGTGCTACAGACAGTTTGTCAATACGGGCCGTGGCCGCTGCCGAGTAACCGCCGCGTTCGCACATTACCTGCACCCGGACGAACTCAATCGGCGTGTCTTGAATCTCCCCGAACTCGCCCGCCAAGGCGCGCTCGTACAGATCCACCCCGTGCGGCTCAGGGTCTTTCGGAGAAGCCGTGAACGGCACTTCTCCATAGATATCCACCATCCCCTCGAAAGCCACCATCAGCTCAATGGTGGTACGGGCCAGATTGGACCAATACGGGTCACGCGCGCTGATTACTGTTCTCATGTCTCACCTAGTTAATTCGCTGAAAGAGCGTGCGCTCGGTGTTGTTGAATGCACCGTGTGCACGCCAGTTGCCCACGCCGATGATTCCCGAGTTACTGCTGGTCCCATCCCCTGCCGCCGTCGAGCTGTAAAGCAGGTTGGAACCAGGCACGGTGGTGCCTTGATTGATTGAATTACCGTACGCATTGATCACGCGCGCAAACGCGTATTGCCCAATACCCGACAGCCCCAAGTTCGCAGCCCGCGTCCCAAGGCTCAGGTTTGCGTCGCTGAGCAAGTAGTAAACTTGACCGTCGCCCTTGGCACGCAGGTAAGGCAGGCCGGTGTTCCCTCCCGCAAAGCCGACATGCGTCACGGAATCCGCTATTGGCCGAAGCGCGTCGCGCTCATCTGTTTCAGACTTGGTGTACACCTCGGCTTTGGCGTATACCTCAGTTTTCAAGGCGCGCTGCAAATCCCGCGCATCCACTTCGGCCTTGGTGTACGCATCGCCAATTCCGTACGCGGCCAGCGTGGTGCCTACGTTGGCTTTGGTGGCCGGGTCAAAGTTGCCTGAATACCAGAGGTTGCCAAAGTCGGTGTTATCGACCGTCATCTTGACGTTGCCTGCCGACGTGTAGCCAATCTTCACCAGATTGGCCAACTGCCCCGCTCCGGTGCCGGTTTGCACCGGACTGAAGTTCAGCCGAGGCTGTAGAAACACAACCGAGCTATCTGAAGCGCGGCGCATGTACGGCGATGCCGGATCGTTGGCCGCCAACCCGATATTGGTGATGCTGTCAGCGAGTGGTCGCTGCGCGTCACGCGTATCGATTTCCGTCCGGGAGTAGGTCTCGCTTCGCAGAAAGACCTCGGCCTTCAAGGGCCGCTGCAAGTCCCGCGCGTCGACCTCGGCCTTGGTGTAAGCGTCCGTAATGCCGTAAGCGCCCAGCGTCGAGCCGACGTTTGCTTTGGTCGCCGGGTCGAAGTTGCCCGAATACCAGAGCGTGCCCAGATCCGTATTGTCGACCGTAGCCTTGAGCCCCTGTCCCGACCAGCCGAGCTTAATCAGGTTGTTCAACTGCCCCGTGCCGGTCCCCTGCTGCACCGGGGTAAACGCAAGCTTGGGCTGCAATGCAGCCACCCGCGCATCGATCTCGGCCTTGCTGTAGGCATCGGCAATGCCGTAACCACCAAGGGTCGTAGGATTGAATCCCGCCATCACCAGCCCGCGACGATCCACCGTGACCCGATTATAAGTGCCCGGCAGAACCCCCGTGGGACCGGCCACCTGTTCGAACACCAGCGCTGTCGTGCCCAGGATAATGGGTGCGTTGGTGGTTAACTGCCAAAGCGTGTCGAACAACGTGTCACCCTGCTCGACACTGACCATCAGGTTCGGCGTCACCTCGACGCTTGCATCTACGTCAATGACACGTACCCAGGCACCACCGGCAACCACCGAGTAGATGCCGTTCTCTCGACCGCTGGCCTGATTCTTCACCAACACTCGGTCATTCGCCGCCGTAGCCACGCCATCAACCGACTGTAAGCCCACCAAGTTGATAGGCCCGGTAGTCGCGACGCGGACCGATTGTTTGTTGTCGAGCTTGGCTAACTCTTCCTGAATCCGCCGCTCTACCAAATCCCGCGTAGCCAGGACAACCGAGGGATCAATGCGCAGCTCAACGTTGCTGGTATTGCTCACCAGCAGGTTGATGCGAACTACCTGCGTGCGGCCTGATCCTTGGGCCAACAGCGGCTTGAACGACGGCGCACAGTTAGCCACCGCGACCAGGTCCCCGTCCGCATCATATAAACCGATCTCACGAATCCAGAAGCCACCTACCTCCGCCGGGATGACCTGCTCAGCGATGATGATCGCGTTATTGGCCGGGTCGACCTTGAGCTGGTTAAGCGGTGCTCGGCGACGTTCGTTGATCAGCTGTTTCTGTGTAGCACTTGGAATGGGGTCAGCACCATTTGCGTCTCCGACTCCCATCTGTGCGATTTTCCACGGTACACCGAGGGCGTCCGCATTGGCCTGCTTCGCCGCGCCGACGTTGGTCAGCGTGGCGAAAAACTGCGTATTCTGATCAATCATGCGAATACATCCAGAGTATCGATTGTGGTTTCACGTCCACCCAGCCCCATGTGACCGCTGACCTCAATGTCACGCGGAACAGGGGGGTAAACATCGATTTCATCACCCTCAGAAACCGACACGCCGATGTAAAAACGGCCGGTCGTTTCAAGGCTTATTGCCAGCTCCAGCATGTGACGGCTGACGGGCTTGGCGTCATCGATCAGGGACGTCAGTTCCTGATACATCTCTTCGGTGATGCCGGTGTCCAGAACGCCGACCTTGAGCGCAAAGGTTCCTGGAGTCCCCTGCGGAACGGTCTGCCACCATTCTTGAACATCAATCAGGTAGCCCAGGGGCTCGACCGCACGACGGATCGCACCAATCGTGCCCTTGTGCTGATGGATGTAGAACGATGCGCTGATAGCGGCGCGCTTCACGGACTCTGACCAGTTCTCGTCCCATCGATCAACTGACCAGGCCCAAGCCAGGTGATACAGCAGGTGGGCTGGGCAGGTTTGAGGGTTGTAGAGCGTGCGCAGCGGAATCTGCGTGGTTTCATCCGTCGCCACCTCAATGGCGAGCTCAAGTGAAACGCTGTTGAGAGGCAGCAGGCTTGTCATGTCAGCGCCCTCGCGTCACGGTGAATGCTTCGCACCATGCCGCCTGGGCTTTGGTGGGCCGAATATCTGCCCAGCCTTGCAGCTCCACCCTGCTCACACCTTCGATATGCAACTGAGCGTCTACACCGGACCGCGCCACCTCAAGGCCCAAGCGCCGCCGTGGATTGATCCAGGCCTGCAGACGACTTCGGCATTCGGCCAGTGTCGCCTCGGTCTCAGGGCCGTTACCCATCAACTGCACCACAGCGTCGATCCGATAAGGCAGGATCTCGGCGCTCTGCACCGTCAAGCGGTCGCCCAGCGGCCGGACGTCGTCGTCACCCAGGTTGCGGCGCACCGTTTCAAGCAGTTCCTGAGACGCGGCTCCGCTTCCTTCCAAGGCAAGAACGGTGACGACAACCACTGCAGGAGAAGGACTTTCGGCGGTTGCATCAGCGACCAGGCCCGACGCGTTACGTGCATGCAGGATGTAGCTGTTGCGTGGTCCGGCCGTTGTCAGCCCCTCATACGCCAATTGAACGCGCTCACGTAGAGCGTCGTCCTCCTCCATAACAGCAGCGATGGGCGGCACCACGCTTAAGTTTTCGGCTTGTATCACCAGCCGTTTGAGATTCACATTTGCGGCCAGCTGATCAAGGTCTGCCTTTTGTGCATAGGCCACCATCAGAGACTTGGCTGCGTCGTTGACGCGAGCCCGGTTTTGCAGTCGCCGGTAAGCCCCCAACTCAAGCAGTTTGGTGACCGGATCGCTTTCCAGCAATGCGCTCCAGTTGTCGCCCATGTATTCACGAAATGCGCTCAGCTCCCCCTGATAAACCTCCTCGAAATCCAAGTCTTCAAGCACCTGCGGTGCGGGCAGGGCTGACAGTTCGATCAGGCTCATGCCGTCACCTCCAGTACTGCGTTGTCACCCAGATAGACGCCGGTGAGTTGCAACGTGACCTGGCCGTTCAGAACCGCGATAACCCTGACCCGCTCCAGCCGCAATCGCGGCTCCCAACGGGCAAGTGATCTGGCCACCTCGGCCTGCACTGCACTCTTCCAGCCGTCGTTGACGGGCAGATCCACAAAACGCCGGATCTTGCTGCCGTACTCCGGCCGCATACGGCGACTGCCTATCGGCGTGCTGAGGATGTCTTCAATGGACTGCCGCAGGTGCGCCAGGCCTGAGATGGGCTGACCGGTACGGCGATCCATTCCGATCATGAATTACTCCAGCTGCTCAAGGTCCAGGTGCGCACGCAAATACTCCAGCGCGACGGTGTCATCTGCCTGCGCCGTGACGATCCCGTTGGCGACGGCGAGCGTGCGTTCATCCGGCAGAATCAGCGTGCGCGAGGTGAACAGCTTGTCTCGATAAATCCGCACTGCTACGGCGGGCGCGAGAGGAACCAAGGCGTCTGATACTGACATCACCTCGGGTGTAACCTGGCTTGTTGATGCTGCTGGTTCATCACCAGAAGTCTTGTCGATTTTTACGGTCGCCATTGGTTGTCTCCAGACATTAAAAAGCCCGCATGGCGGGCCGGATCAGTGCTTGTGGTTGGCGGTGTTGCCACCGGTGTCGATGATCTGGCCACCGCCGCGAATATCACCGGCGACGGTGAGCGTTCCGCTGATCGTGACGTTTCCGTCCAGCGTGATCGTGCCTGCCTTGGCGGTGATCGTTCCGGAGGTCGCACTGATAGAGTCGTCGGTCACAATGGCCGAGCTGGCTCCGACGGTGACTGTCACCGTTCCGCTGGGCAGATCCACGGTGTACGTCTTCGCCTGCCAGTCATAGATCAGCGAGCCGCCGTCGTCGAAGCGCCAGACCTCGACGTGATCGCGGTTGTCAGGCTGAGCACCGGCGTTTCCATACAGCCCCGGAATGAAGGTGCCTTGTGACACATCGCCGCTGGCACTGAACAACGTACCCTGCTCGTTCATCGACGGTGCCCGCCAGTGTCGAGCCTTGCCAGCTGCCACGCTGTGCCAGCGAACCCAGGCGCTGACCCAGTTGCCGTCTGAAACACGACAGACCGGAGGGGATGCAGCAAGATCCAGCGCAACGACATAGCAGTCCTTCACGACTCCCGCGAGCATGCGGTCGTGTTCTGCTGTGGCGTAACTCATGTCATACCCTCGGGCGCTTGGTAACTCTCCTCGTGATCGCTGCCTGTGTCCGGACTGAACGAAAAGACTAATGTCCCAGGCGGCTGGTTCGGCCAGGGCCATTCCTCCTCACCGAGATAGATGCCCTGTGTCCACTCCACGACCCAGACCGCGTAGCCGTCCAGTTCCGGGCGTGACCAGTCCTGCGCAGCCCGCACGAACTCAGCAGGCTCAACTTCAAGCCCCCAGGTCTGCAGCCTCAGCAGAACCGCCAGTTGCGTGGCAGCGAAAGCAGCCTGCTGCTGACATTGCTCACGCTCGGACCCCACGATCACCCGCGCTTCGAACCGGGCGATCAGGGCTGTTTCACCTGTGCCCTGATCGACACCTGGCTCAAACTCCACCAGTTCGATCACCACAGCTGGGACGGCGATCTGCGGAAGCATGTCCGGCATGGTGCCGACATACTCCAGCCCGGTAATCGCTGCCCTGATGTGCTGCTCGATGGCTTCGTACAGTGAATCAAGACTGAAGTCTTCGTCAGACACGGGCCGCTCCTTTCAAGTACTTCTGCATCTCGAAGTTGAATTCCTGCTTGAGGATTTCCATCAGGCGTTCATCGGCACGTTTCACCCAGCTGTCAAAGTGCGGCCGGGCCTCTTCCAATGACACCTTGGCTTTTGCCAGCGGGAAGCGGCTGCCGTTTTCTTCGATGAAGCCAGAGCGCCGCTTGCCCTGTCGGGTTTCAGCGTATTCGCTCGCATCAAAGTGTTTGCTCGCAGTACGGATCCAGATGTCAGGACTGCCACCGTAGACTGTCTTTAAGAACGCACCCTGAAACCGACGACCCGCCACCGTCACGCCGGTGCGGCTCTGCCGCGCACGTCCGATCCGACTGGCAGAAATGGCATCCAGCCCGAACCAGAGTTTGCCGCGCATCGCACCGCTGTTTACCGGGTAAGCCCGTAGACGTTGCCGGACGGCAGCGACTGCGATCCGTTCCTGCCGACCGACAGCCCTGGCGATGTGCGTGCGCAACCAACGAAGCGTCTTGTTGATCGCACGCCGCTGGGCCGCCACCGCCGCTTTGGGAACCGCCGCTGCGAAGTCCTTGAACGCATCCAGATCGGCTGCCGAAGGCTGCAGGGTGATCATGCCGTCGCGGGCAGATTGCTTGTAAAAGCTGCCGATGCTCATGGGTTGATTCTCAGGATGAGGGTGACCAACGCATCGCCGCCGGGCTCTTGGCGGATCAGCGTGTAAGTACCGCCGCCGTCTTGCACCGGAAGATCAATGCGCACTTGCTGCCGCTCCTGCACGCCCTGTGCATCCGCAACACGGATGACCAGGTGCGGCTCACGAAGCCCGGTGTTGATGCGGCCCAGCTTGGGTTGCAGCCAAGGTGCCGAGAACATGCCCGCCACCTCGCGCCCCTCAATGAATGCCGTATCGCTCAGCACATCGAACACAGCGTCATCAAGAGTCTCGATCAGCTCTCGGAACGCCACGGCTACAGCGTCAGACGGATCTGCGCCCGTGGTCGGGTGCAGAGGTGCAGCGGGTTTGACTGAGCCTCACCTGCGACGCCTTTACCGAACGGCAGCGTTTCCAGCTTGCTGTAGTACGGGATGCCTTGGGTGTTGACGGTCTCCATGTAATCGGCCGGCGCGAAGGCCGAGATGTACAGATCCGGCACGCCTTCAGGGACGAGCAATGCTTCGTCGTCGTGCACGAAGGAGATACCCGCAACCTTGCCACGGTAGCGCTCCCAGACAATGCCGCCGAACTCGAAGCTTTCACGGGCATCACCGCGAAGCTCCGACGCCTGCGTTGAATTCAGGTAGGTTTCCTTGACCGACTTGTGAACGATGATCTTGTTCCAGAAGTTCTTGCCGCAGAACGCACGCGAGCCGGTGCTGGTGACACTGCCGAGGGCATCCTCTTGCATGTCCAGGGCTTCGCCTGCCTTGACGCGCAACTCGGTGTTCGCATCGTTGAGGGCCATGGACAGGCTCTGACGCTGCACACCGAAGGCCGAGTAGATATCCAGCAGCGGTGTCTTGCCGTCAGCATCCAGCACCAGGCCATTCAACGCGCCCATGCGCTGGAATTCGTGAGTGGCATCCAGTTGACGACGGGCTTTTGCCAAACGGGTGTTGATCACGTCCTGAACGGCCTGCAGCTCAGTGCGAGAACCGAACGCGCGGATGCCCTGAATCTCATCCGCCCGGATCGTGAAGCGCTCGGGCAGGTGCACGGTGTTGAACGGGATCATGCGACGCTTCGTGCCGGTGACCACAAAACCGGAACTGCCACGTTCACCGGCCGGGACCAGCGCCAGCGTGTCGCCGTCCTTTTCGATCTGCACGGTCAGGGTCGCGATGCCCTCTTCCTGAAACAGACCGAGTCCGCTGATGCGGCCAGGCAGGTAGGGTTGTTCGTTGATCGCAGCGGTCAGGGTTGCAACGCTGAATGCTTCGTCGTCAAAAATGGCGATGTCGGCCATGAGGGTATTCTCCAGAAAGACGAAACCCCGCTCAGGGCGGGGTCAGATAAACAGAGGCAGTGAGCCGAAATGTGAAGCGGGGATGAGTCAGCGAAGAATGATGAACTGCTTGGCGAGGGCTTTCTCGGCGTCCAAGTCCAGGCCGGTCAGCAGCGTTTCCGCGACCTCGGCCAGTCGTACAACCGCGCGACCGCGGCGAACGATGTCGGACTCTGGAAGCGGAGCGAACAGAATCGCTGCTGCGATCTCACTGCCGTCTTCAGCGGCCGGATCGTAGGGGGCGAACTCACCGGACGCCGTGACCAGTCCCAGCAGTTGACCCGCGTTCAGGGCTTCGCTCGCGGCCACGTTGATCGACTCTCGCGAGATGTTTCCGTCACCTTCGGAAAGAAGGAATTCACCGGCATGGATGGGCTCCATTTTGATGGTCATTAGCGCGCTCCTGTAGAGGTCTGTTTCTTGCCGTTATGCGCCGCCCTGCGGGCTGCGTAGATATCCTGATGGTCAGGCTGCCGGGCCTGAACCTTGGCAGGTGGGTCGTCCTGCAGCGGCAGGCTGTTGTCGATCTCAAACCCCTTGCCGCTGCTGACCAGCTTGTCGAACAAGCGTGCCTGCACGGCCTCCTTGCCCAGACCGGCAGTGACGAATTCAGCTGTCAGCTCCGGCAACCGGGCTGCAACGCAGAGGTCGCGCACGCACTTGGCCTGGGTGATCGCAGCCTGCACCGTGGCGTGGTCAGCAAGCTTGGTGGAGGCAATCAGCGGCTCAATCAGATTGTTGATGCCCGCCGCGCCACACGCCTTCGTGATCATCAATGCCAGTGCAGAGGCATCAACCGGTTCAGGATCAGTCGGTGGATCGTCCTGATCAGGTTCAGGCTCCACCGCATTGAGCTGGTCCAGCAGGGCCTTGGGGGTCTGCCTGTATCGCTGCATGGCAGCACCCTGGCCAAGGCACGCCTTGACCTCAACGCCGCTGCCGATCTCATCTGCCAGCCCCAAGGCCAAGGCTTCCTGCGCGGTCAGCCAGGTCTCTGCATTGACCATGCGCCGCAGTTCGGCCTCGTCGATGTCCGGCGACTTGGCCTTGTAGGCCGCGATGATGGCTTCCAGGGTCTGGTCCAGCACGTCGGCCACTTTGCGCAGATCCTCGGCATCACCGGCCGTGAAAGTCCACGGGTTGTGAATCATCAACATGGCATTGGAGGCCATCACCATGCGGTGAGCACCGCAGGCAGCAACGCTCCCGGCACTGGCTGCCAACGCATCGATCCGCGCCGTGCAGCGCTCACCCAGGCGGTTCAGCGCGTTGTGAATCGCCAGCCCGTCGAAAAGGTCGCCGCCGATGGTGTTGAACGCGGCCACGATGGGAGACACACCGTCGTCGATGGCTTTCAGATCCTGGATGAACTGGTTGGCAGTGATACCCCAGCCACCGATCTCACCGTAGATGTAGATCTCGATGGTGGTCTGCTCAGCCAGTGTTTCGGCCTTGATGCGGTACCAGTTCTGGTCCTCGACCGGCAAGGCCACCGGAGCCTTGTTGAAAATGCGAAACGGCAACTGCGGTTTCATGGGTTCTCCTTTTCGTCGGGGTCCTCATCGAACGCCGACAAGGTGTTGTAGTTGAGGCCTAATGCGGTGGCGCGCGCCAGATCGGCAGCGTTTTCCAGATCGACCGTTTCGGCGTCGTAACCGGTGCGCAAGACCATCTCGCTGCGCGATGAAAACCCGGCCTGCACTTCCATCCGCCGCGCCTGTACGTCTTGCACCGGTTGGATGTAGGCCCAGCCTTGTGGCACCCATCGGGTCCGCAGGTACTGGCGGCGCTTATGTGCGTAATCGTCCAGTACCAGAACACCCGAAAGCACCGCCATGTCCATCCACGCGGCCCGTACCGGGCGGCAGAGTTGATGCACGTACACGCCAAATTGCAGTTGTTCCAGACGGCGCCGGAACTCGTTAAGCACCACCCGCAGCGCTCGGTCGTTGATCCCGCGCATGTCGCCGGTAAGGATTTCGTAAGGCGTGCCCGATCCCGCTGCTGCAGCCATCAACTGCTGACGCATGAAGTCCGGGTAGTTGTTGCCAGCGTCTGGTGGTTTGGAAAACTCAACTTCCTCTCCTACCCCCAGTTCCTGCATGGTGCCGGGTTCGAGCGCAACCATGGGTGTGAAGCCGTCGCGATCCAGATTGAGCGGCTGACCGGTCACCGGATCTCTGGGAACCGGTCCCGATTCCGTCGGCGGGCGCTTGATGAAACCGGCAAACAGGTTGGCCACCTCTTGGCGGAACAACACCGCGTCGTCGTAGTTGTCCAGACTGCGCAGGCGCTTAAGCACCGGCGACAATCGCGGCACACCGCGCAGTTGTCCTGGCTCCACCGGTTCGAAGATGTGGAGCACCTGCGCGGCCGGGATGCGCACCAACTGGTTATAGCCAGCGTTCAACGAGGCCGAGTCACGCGGATGCGACAGGTACATCCAATACGCTACCCGCTTGCCTCCGGGGGTGAACTCGATGCCGGCGCGGATGACGTTGCCGTTCTTGGTGATCTCAAATTTGTCGTGCGGCACGAACTCCGGCGCCAGTATCTGCAACTGCAGCGGAACCGCCAAGCCTTCGTCCAGACTGCGAGGGCGCAAGCGAACGAAGCATTCACCCGATGTTTCCACCGTGCGCGCCACCAGCGCCTGCTGGCCGTAAAAGTCGGTGCGGTCATCCGCATCAGACTCATCGACCCAATCTCCCCACAGTTCCTGCAGCAGTTTGCGCAGAGCATCGTCGTCGGTCGTTGGCCGAGGGGTAATGCCGGTGCCGATCAGATTGCTGACGCGCTTGTCGATCACGTTGGAGGCATACGGATCATTGCGAACCGCTGCCCGGGAGCGCGACCGCAAATTGCGCAGTGCCGGGGTGTTGATGCTATTGATCCCGTTGTCGGGAGCGTCCCAGCCAGCGGATCGGCGGCCCTCACCAGCGCCTTCGTAACTGGCCTTGATGTTGGACGGCAGCACAAATCCGCTACGGGTCAGCGTCGGAAAATGTCGAGCCATCAGCACCCCTTCCCTGCGTGATACAGCCGGGCAACGCGCGAACGTGGCCCAGCGGCGCTGACCAGCGACGAGCGTATTTCTTCTCGCGCCTTGAGCAGCTCATCGACCGTGCGATATTCCACGGTACGATCGGTGTAGCGCACAGTTTTTTCACCGCGAGCAATAGCCGCCTCAACCGCGTCGAGGTGCTTCTGAGTAAATGACATATCAGCGTCTCTTCAGGTAGCCACTGGTGGAACTGCGGCGTTGTGGGGGAGCGGTTATCGGACGTGATTTCACAGCTGGTTGAGGCGTCTGTGGTGGTGCCGGTGTTACGAATGGACGGCTGAGCCGTTCGCTCTGAACAGGTTGGCCACTTTCGACCGAAGCCGACTGGTTAATCGCCTGCCGAATCCGCGCCCAATCGTGATTTTGGTAGCGATTGATACCGAGGTAATGGGCCATGGCCAGGTTGTATACCAACAGATCGAGCGCTTCGTTGCGCTCGGACTTGCCCTTGGTCCATTCGATGCGTTTATGCCCCCTGACGTAACGGGTGACTTTGCGTTCAGCCACGCACTGGGCGAAAAAGTCATCCGGCAGGTCGTTGGCAAAGTGCAGTGCTCCCGGCCCAGTGTCGAAAGCATAGCGGTTGTATATCCAGTCCTTAGCCGTGTCGGTACCAACAATCCATAGCTCAGCACCATGCCGTTCAGTCAGGCCCTTCCATGTGACATCGACCATCGAAGGTCGCTGCGCAATCACCGGCCGGCCCCGCTTGCTCGCCCCTTTGATGGCGAACACGTTGCGCCAGCGGCGCATACGACAGAACTGATAGACCTCATCCGTATGGTTACCACCGGAGTCGACCGCAGTAGCCATGATCATCAGCTCAACACCACAAGGGTGTCGGTAGCGGGCCTTGAGTAACTCATCGAGCGCCGCCCAGGTGCGCTCATCTGCGGGGTCGCCGGAGATCACTTGAAAGTCGACCACCCAGCGTTCCATGCCGACACCCCAGCCCATAACCATCAGCTCCAGGCGGTTGGCTTGGGTGTCAACAGAAGCGGTCAGCATCAACACGCCCTCGGGCATTGAGCCAAGCCCGTAGCTTTCCAGCCGCGCCCGATCCCTCAGCACATCGGCCTTGGTTTGCTCCTGAGCGCTATCCCAGACCTTGGCCAGCCGGGTGTTATAAAACACCTGCATGGGTTCGAGGTCGCCTTTGGCCTGAGCCTTTTTAGCCTTCTCGAATTGCTTGGCCAACGAGGCCCACCCCGTCCAGCCTGGCGGCGAGTACAACGCATTCAAGTTAAAACCGACAGTTTCGCCATCGCCTTGGGTGTGTGCTCGCCACTCCCCTTTCGCCAGCATCTCGCCCTTATAGCGCTCCTCGATCAGTACGTCGCAGTCGGGGCTGGCACATTGGTAATGCACTACCTGATAATCCGCCGAGTAATGCAAACGCTCCCACTCGAGCACCTGCATGTGTTCACAGGTTGGGCACGGCACGTAGTAGTAACGCTGATCGCTGACCTCAAACAGATCGGCGATCCGTGACGCTCCCCTGATCGTCGGCGAACTGGAAAAATAAAATTTGGCGTTACGGCCGAAAGTACTGCCGCGAGTCTCGGCAAGTTCAACCGGGTCGCCCTCTTCGCCCACGTCCACGCTCCACCGATCAACCTCGTCGCCATAGATGTAGCGCGCGGAAAGCTCCGCCAGATTCGCCGCGGAACCGGCAGTGGTGATGTACAGCGAGCCTCCCTCGAACTCTTTCGTGTCCATGGTGTTGCGCGCATCTCGCGAACGGGTAGCCGCCACGCGCTCACGCAAAACCGGCGTGGCCTTGATGGTTTTACCAATCCGAGACGATACCCGCTTGGCCAACCCCAGACTGGGCAACAGCGTGAGGATGTTGGACGGGGCCATATGGATCAGGCCGCCGATCCAGTTCAAGGCGATTTGCGTTTTCATCAACTGCGAAGCCACCATGGTCACCACGCGCTTGCACGGGTGGGCTGGTGAAAGACAGCGCATCGGCTCACGCGCATAAGGGGTACGCGAAGTGTGGTATTGACCAGGTTCGGCAGCACCCGTATCGCGCGGGATGCGCATGTACTCGTCGGCCCATTGATCAATCCAGACATCTGGCTCTGGTCGCTGCCCACGGAAATACGCTTCACGGTACACCGTCGCACCGTTCGACATTTCTAAGGACATAGGTTTAGCTCGGGGTAATGGCGTGTTGCAGATCTGCTTCAGACAGCCGCTCAGCATCTTCCAGTGTTTGTCGCAAAGCCGCCGTCAGACGCTTCTCGATTTGCCATGGATCAGACATCGAGGCAAGTTCAGGCGCTAGCTGTGGGGCCATTCCCAGCAAAAGATCACGCAGTAAGCGACCGGTGTTATAGGCAGCATCTTCGACCGCTTTGCGCTCTACCAAGGTGCCTTGAGATTTAAGGAAGTTGTTTTTTTCCTGAAGCGACAGGTAGTGCTCACGAAGAGCGCGTGACCTTTGAAAGTCGGGCACTTGATCAGAGGGTTCATCTATGCAGTTCGCGATGACTATTCCCAGGGTTGGCTGATCGCCTCGCTTTGGGCGACTGCGCTCATGTCGAGCGGCGACACCGACCTTGCTCGGGTCACTAGTCATGGCCAGAAGCTGCTCGCTGGCATCCACATCAATCTGCCCCGCAGCATTCAGAACCAGTCGTTGACTCTTGACCAGCTTGCCAATGTATTGCCTGGACCACCCCTTCAGCTCGCAGTACTCCTTGCGAGTTACAAAAGCCATGCGGCCTCCATCGTCGTGGCTTGTCAACCTTGTCAACTAACCCGGCTTAGTTGACAAGCCTTCTGGCCATTCTGTTGGGGCTGCTGTGTGAGAATCTGAACAGGCATAAAAAGACCTGCAGTCCAATATTACCGGGGGTGCTTCACTAACATACTGTTTGGATCAAGCGAACTCTGTCGCTGAAAACCCAAAATTTCTTGTCAACCTGTCAACCGCTGTCAACTAACTTTCCAGCCCTGTGGCTAACGCTTTTCCGCGAGTCTGCAGCCCCGTATGGTCCAAATAACCCCAGGGTCCCCCGCAGTTTGGGGGCTGGCGGGAGAATCCCGACGGCCGAACCGGCCCCGATTCCCGCCAAACCGGCGGCCTCTTGGGCTACTTGCTCTGGCTGCGCTGGATCTGTGCGTCGACCTGATCAGCGCAGGTATCAAGCAGCTTGATGGCCTGATCCTTCAGCTCCCACACGTCGCCGTTCGAATGCAGCACAGCCTCGTCCGCATCGATACGTTCGCAAGGGATCAGCTCAGGGGGTTCGATTCGAACGGCTGACGTTTTTGTTACCACCACTGGCTTTGCCGCGCAGGCCGTCAGGCAAAGGCTGAGAAGCCCAATCACGAACCGGCTTGCTGTTGCGCTTGAGGTCTTCAAAGTCTTTCCTCGCCTGTTTGGCTTTGTCTTCGCTGGCCTTGATCCGCTGATTCAGATCCTTCAGATAGGCCGCGTTGCGCTGGGCTTCTGCCCTCAGCGTGGTGATAGTGGACTGGCTTTCAGTGTTGGCGGCGATAGCGTCGTTCTTGCTCTTCGTCTCCAGCTGCATGGCACCACTGAGGGCGACAACGCGGTACTGCTGAATCCCGACGAGCAGCAAGCCCACCAGGCCGATGATGATTGCAGCGGCGAAAGCCTTCATGTGATGTCTACCTTTCTGCCAATGAACCGTGTGACCAGTTCCCGAATGGCAGTAACGCCGAGAAAGCCGATCGTTCCACCGGCAGCGACTGACAGGCTGGGCGGCCAGGCCATCCACTCGATCAGGCTGGACGCAACCAAGCTCAACGCACCACAGATCAGCGCTTCAAAGCAGATCCGGCGTTTGCTGGTTTCTTTTGCGTCGTAGAGGATTCGCAGTAGAGAGACGATGATG